AAAGAGTCCCTTTTTTTCTTCCGGTTTTCTTTCCATTTCTTTATCTTATTATTTAAGAACTTTGTTATTCTTTCTTTAATATCTTGTATAATAGGGGTGGCTACAGTTGTAGCTGCTACGGCTGTAACAGCTGTAATGACTGTAGGACCAAGTACTTCAGCTGGTGGTATCGGAATAGGTGGCAACCCCGGCAAGTTTAGTACAGGCGGAGGTTCCACAGTTTCGACGGGTTTTGTACCCTCTGGTTCTTGTAAATCACTAGGAGGTACAACCAAGGGTACATAACTAGGTACGTCAGCAGTAGGTAATGGTATAGATATTGTTTCTATATTTTCTACTGGTGGTATTTTTATGGTGGGTATTTCCACTTTATGATGGTTTAGTAGGCCAAGTAATATTAGTTAAAAACATATCAGTAGGTGTTTCCACTGATGGCATATCTCTTAACAATTGTCGATACGATTGCCACTTTGTTTTAACTGAATCAGGAATGTCACCACCTTGAGTCCAATCAGATTCTTTTAGTAATTTATTTCTTTGTTTTCTTAACTTAGCAAAATTCTCTCTGTTTTTTACAGTTTTAAATTTTGCTTCTAAATCTGATTCAGATGGTATAGTGACTTCATTTGTATCACTTTCTAAAATTTCGATTCCAGCATAAGATCCAGCAGAATGTAAATCTTTAACTTTAAATACAGTATTTGAATCCAATCCACAGCACTCTTTAAGTGCTATGTATAGGTATCCTACATCTTCTTTTGATTGATAATTAATTGCCATAATTTTATTGTGCTGTAAGTGGGTATTCTTCTATAACATAATGATGAGTTCCAGTACCCATACTACCAGATATGATATCAATATCCCATGACCATGTGGTTAATCTATCAGTTCCAGAAGCATTAATATCTTGATAAGAAAATACTGTCCAAGCACGACCAACTTGACTATAAGTCCAACTAATATTACCAGATACTCCCGGTCTTTGACCAGAATCACTACCATTAAATGCTTGAGTAGTTATAAGAAGATCATAAGTAACTTCACAGTTGCTAGCATCTACTGGATCAGCAGCCTCAAAATATCTACCAGAAATAACATCTTGTTCAAGGTCTCCGGTTGCACCATTAACCCACCAGTTTGCAACGCCTTCTAAAGCAGGGGTATGACTATCACTCCAACTACCTAAATCACCCCAAATTCTATAGGTTCCGCCATTACCATCAAATTTAAATGAACCAGTAACTCTAAACATTCTAGATGTGCTAGGTAAATCAATTTGAAATCTATCACCAGATGTATCTTGAACTACAGTGTTTTGTATAGTTTTTACAGGTTTTCTACAAGTAACGTCTCCGTTAGGACCGTAGAATACTACGCCGGGTGTGTTGTTACCATATCCAAAATTTAAACTTCCATCAGCTCTTTTAGCTTGTATGTATGCAGTGTTAAAATTAGTTGATGGACTGGTTGTTAAATACAAAGATGCAGTTGTTCCAGAATCAGTGCTAGATGCGTTTGTAACTCTTAGTGCTACATCACCACCACCGTTAGCTTTTTGGATCTGAAGGTTGTTATCTGGATCTGCTGTTCCAATACCTAGATTTCCATTTTCATCAAGACGCATTTTTTCGCCTTGTTGTCCTGAACCTTGTCCAGTTCTGAACAATATTCTTCCACCATTACTACCACCATAGAGACCTATTTCACCACCACGATTAGTTGATCCACCATCTAAAGTTAATAAACCAGAAGTTGAACCACTATTAATCCTTAATGTTCCAGCTCCACTTAACTTTACGTCATTTGTTTGTATACCTATGTTTCCTGACGAATCTATACGCATACGTTCTAAATTATTCGTCCCAAATGTTATGTCTTTATTTTCCCTGTTATATAAATACGTTAAGCTACTGTTAATTCCAAAAACAAACCCATCACTACTAGTTGCACCTGTATTTGTATTTGATAATTGTATTAAGTTTCCCTCAGAGCCACCTTCAACGTGAAGAACTGCTTGTGGACTTGTTGTACCTATACCAACTTTTCCAGCATTGTCAGCAATAATTACGTTATTATTACTGCCCTCTAAAAGAAAATGATTATTAGTAGCAGTACCTACTGCTAAACGACCATTTGAATTAATTGATCTAATATTAAAATGCTGTCCTGACCCACCTGTGCTAATTAAACTTAATTCAGCATTATCACCTGCTTTTGTTATATCAAGAGTCGTACCATTATAAGTTAAAGTTGATTCACCATTTAAAGTATTAGCAGTACCAGAGCCAGTAATGACTCTGTTATCTGCGTTGTTGTTTATTGTTGTACCTGTTATTGTTTCAAATGTAGGATCTGCTCCGTTGTTTGCACGTAGGAACTTACCATCGTTAGACGATGTACCGTGCTCTAGCTTGGCTAGTGTTACAGCTTGATCTGCAATTTTACCTGTAGTAACTGCATTATCTGCAATCTTATCTGAAGTAACAGCGTTATTATTAATTTTAGATGTAGTAACAGCGTTGCTATCTAGTTTTGCATTAATAACCTCTCCATCAGTTATCTTTGCTCGAGTAACTGCATTGTCAGCTATATCAGCTGTATTTACGTTGGCATCTTTAATACCATTCGTACTTATTTGTGTTAATGTCATATTCTTATGTAGTAATTTCCTCGACTCTGCTAAAGCTTATGTTAGTTGTTCCAGATGGTTGGTTAGTTAAACTTTGTTGATTAAATTCAACTGACGCATTTGAGTTAGAGTTAGAGTAATGTAATCTTAGATATATTGTTGTTCCAGCTGAAACAGGGTTAGTAAAGTGGAAAGTACCGCTATCACTAAAATCACCATCGTCTGTACTAGGAGAATTACCTTGGAAACAAGTATTGTTTACTGCTTGTTCACCACTATAATTCGAGTTAGTTGAGTAAAATAATCTGTAGAAACATTGTCCACGGTTAGAATCTACTTCTCCACTTATAGTATAAGAATAGACAATCAGTGAGTTGCTACGTTTTGTGGTCATGGATATTTGTGAGCAAGTTAATGCAAGAGCACCAGTACCATTTTTAACTTGAGATGTATTTGAATTATTAAATACTTGTTGAAGTGGAACGCCTGCTGCTTCTACAAGTCCAGTTACTTTTACTCCATCACTTATAGTCTCAAGCTTTTTACCGCCGTCATACCATAATTCAGCATTACCTCCAGCAACAGCTTTTATAAGCCATTCAGTAGTACCATTTTTAAATACTCCAAACTCTCCACCTTCTTTTACCGTTCCAAAAATACTTAAACTATTACCTGAGTGATTTCTTAAGTATAAATGTCCTGTTAGGTTGTCTAGATAAGTATGACCATTATTATGATAAATTTCAAAGTCTGACCCTGTACCAAAAACAGCTTTTATATTATCTTGTTCAAAATGTAACCTGTTTTCAGATTCATCCCATCTCAAGTCCATACCGCTATTGGTCTGGTTATCAAACTTTACATCGCCATTAAGATTTTGTTGTGTTCCATGCAGTATATTACCAGATGATTGAGTCTCAAACTTTTTCTGATTATCATAATATAACTCTATAGCGGGAGCAGTGTCTGACGCTGTAACTTTAAAAGCAACATGGTCATTACTTGCTCCAGACCATATTCCATATTCTTTACCTGATGAGTAAATTCTGTTTGTGTTATCACTGCCAGCGTGGAACATCCACATCTCACCGTTATCACCCCATTTAACAGCACCTTGATTACCACTATTACGATCTTGAAGTAATATACCTTTTTGGTTACAATCTAAGTCACCGCCTAGCTGTGGTGATGTGTCACCGACTAGATCTGTGTTAACAGTGTTACCAGATGCTGCTGTAATACGTCCCTGTGCATCTACAGTAATGCTTGGAATAGAAGTTGATGAACCATAGCTACCAGCAGTTACAGACGTGTCAGCGAGCTTTGCAGCAGTCACTGCGTCATCTACAATCTTAGCTGTAGTTATAGTACCAGCTCCAATTTTACTTGAACCTATAGTTCCGTTTTGTATATTACCATTAGTAATCGTACCAGCAGCTATTTTTGCTCCAGTAACTGCATCGTTTGCAATCTTATCTGTTGTTACGTTTCCATCAGCTATCTTAGCAGTAGTTACGTTTGCATCTGTAATCTTAGAAGTTATAACTGCATTAGCACCAAGCTCTGTAGAACCAACTGCACCGGCAGCAATCTTAGCTGCTGTAACTGAATCGTCTTGCAGCACTGCTGTACTTACTGTATTGTTACTTGGTTGACCTATGTTTACGGTACTACCTATAACAACAGCAAAGTAATCTGAACCACTAGCTGGAGCTGCTGACAGTTTAACTGTGCTACCATCTAAAGCAAATCCTTCTGATGGTGTTGATGTACCAGCATTAGGTTTCTGTACTACACCATTAATACTAAGTAGTATTTGTTGCACATTAGTAGGTGCGTTAGTTATAGTAAAGTTCTGTGTAGAGTTATCAAAGGCAGGGCTAAGTGTAGATATAAAGAAGTTACCTATAGATTGTACTTCTTCCCATGCGGTATTTGTTCCATTATATACAAGCATTTTACCTGTGCTAGTATTAAAGAATAAATCACCGTTATCAAGAGAACTTGTAGGGTTCGTCGAGCCAACTCTATATCTTGATGCGAAATCATTTATGTCATTACTTAATTGTTCTACGTCAGCTTCTTTAGCTAATATCTTATGATAGTTATATACCTGACCAGATCCGGTAGAACTTACCATCAGACCTATGTCAGCTGCCATTGTCTTACTTTGTAAGCTAGCAGGGAATCCGTTAATAGTAACAGTGCTACCACCAACTGTTCTACCAGTTGTACTTACACCAGATCCATCAACTACGACACCGCCTGCATCTGATATAGATATAACTACACCAGCTTGAGGTTGTGTGTTAGGAAATGCTACCTCTGTAGCTATTACTTCGAGACCACCAAGAGGTGCTATCTGTGCAGCAACATAATCTACCACAGCTCCAGATGTTGGAATGTGAGAGTCGCTATCAGATATAGTTGTTTGCTCACAACCTATCTTACCAATCGTAATAGCATCATCCGCTATCTTGGCTGTAGTAACATTTGCATCTGTAATTTTAGCTGTAGTTATATTACTGTCAGCTATTTTAGCAGTTGTAATCTGAGAACTACCTATATGAACAGTATCTATAACACCATTACCTATATCTGAAGAATCAACTGCTCCAGCTGCTATTTTTCCAGATGTAATTGCG